CGACTATCTGCACGACAAGACCGGCAACCGCCGCTTCTGGCCCATTGACGTCGGTCGTAATCCTGCAGTCAAAAATATATGGAAGCAGCTGCCTGAAGAGCTGGATCAGCTGTGGGCCGAGGCCGTTACATACTGGCGTCTGGGTGAGCCTCTATACCTCAGCGGCGACGTCGCCGAGGTAGCAAAGGCCCAGCAGGAAAACCACCGGGAGGTCAGCGTCCGAGAGGGCCTGATCCTCGACTTCCTCGAACGGGAGGTGCCCCGCGACTGGGCCAGCTGGAGCCTCGACCGGCGCCGGGTGTTCTGGTCCGGAGGCGTGGCCGGCGACGTGGAGCGGGTTCCCCGGCAGCGGGTCTGTGCTCTGGAGATCTGGTGCGAATTGTTCGAGGCCCAGGGCAAGGATATGCGCCGGGCAGATGCCCAGGAGATCAACAGCATTGTGGCCACCGCAGCAGGCTGGGAGAAGACTTCACAGGGCTTGAAATATGGGTACTGCGGAGTGCAGCGCGGCTTCATCCGGAAGGGGTAACATTCTGGGGTAACATTCTCCTAAAACAGGGGTAACAATCAACATTCGGTAACATTCAAATGTTACCCCTGAACCCCTTGGGGCGCAAGGAAGGTAACAAAGGTAACATTCTTTTTATGTATTAAATAAAAATGGTAGTTAGAGCCTCTAATTACCCCCTAATCGCCCAAATACGCAATACGCCTCGCGTGCGCACGCGTACGCGCGTAAGGAATTTTCATGAGGAGGCTGTGAATATGAGGGAAAGCAGTATTGAGACCCGCTTGGTTCGGATGGTGCGCGACCGGGGTGGGCTGTGTTTTAAATTCGTTTCGCCGGGCAATCCCGGAGTACCTGATAGGATCGTCATTACTCCCGCCGGGCGCACGGTATATGTGGAGCTGAAGACCGAGATTGGGAGGCTGGCCGCAATTCAAAAGTGGCAGCAGGAGGAAATGCGGAAGCGCGGTGCAGACGTCCGGACATTGAAAGGTTTGGATCAAGTGAAGGCATTTGTGGAGGAGGTGTTCGCTTCATGAAATTCGCGCCGCATCCCTATCAGTCCTACGCAATCGGCCGCGTGGTCGCCGATCCGGCAGTCGCTCTCTTTCTGGAGCCGGGCCTTGGCAAGACCGTTATCACATTGACGGCTATCAAGGAATTGAAGTTCAATCGGTGGCAGGTATCCCGGCCGTTGGTGGTGGCCCCCAAGAAAGTGGCTGAAGCTACATGGGCGTCTGAAGCTGCGAAGTGGGACCATCTGCAGGACATGAAGGTGATCCCGATTCTGGGTACCGAGAAGCAGCGTGTCAAGGCGCTGTTCTCCCCCGGTGATGTCTGGGTGATCAACCGCGAGAACCTGCCATGGCTGGTGGATTACTGCAGGAACAACTGGCCCTTTGACATGGTGGTGCTGGATGAGTCCACCAGCTTCAAGAATTCCAGATCCAAACGGTTTCTGGCATTGAAGCGTGTGCGCCAGCGCATCCTGCGTCTGGTGGAGCTGACCGGCACGCCGTCTCCCAACGGGCTCCCGGACCTGTACGCGCAGATCTTCCTGCTGGATGGCGGCGTGCGCCTCGGCCGGACGCTGACTTCCTTCAGAGAGAACTTCATGTCTCAGGACTACGCCCATCCCGGGCAGCAGTACCGTACATACTCCCTGCTGCCGGGCGCCGACCAGCGGATCCGCGACGCCATCTCTGATATCTGCATCAGTATGAAGGCGGAAGATTACCTGTCTCTCCCGGACTTCATCGAAAATGTTATTCCTGTGGTGCTGGATCCGGCGTCGAAAAAAGCCTACCAGAAGCTGGAGAGGGAGATGCTTCTGGAGGTGGACACCGAAACCATCACCGCCGGTTCCGCGGCCGTGCTGAACGGGAAGCTGCTGCAGCTGTGCGGCGGCGCGGTCTATACCAACGACGGTGAAGTGGCTACCGTCCATAACTGCAAGATTGACGCCTTCCTGGAGCTGGTGGAGCAGCTGAACGGAGAGCACGCGCTGACCTTCTTCTGGTATAAGCATGAGAAGGATCGTATCCTGCAGGCCCTCGCCGATACCGGCCTGCGCGTCCGTGTTTATGAAGGGCCCGAGGATGAGAGAGCCTGGAACGCAGGTGAGGTGGATATCCTGCTGGCGCATCCCGTCAGCTGTGGATACGGCCTCAACCTGCAGGCCGGCGGACATCACTGCATCTGGTACACGCTTCCCAACTGGGCGCTGGAGATCTTCCAGCAGGCCAACAAGAGATTGCACCGGCAAGGCCAGCAATTCCCGGTAATCTCCCATTTATTGATCGTGCAGGATAGCGTAGACACCGACGTCTTCGCTTCCATGCAGTGCAAGGGCGACAGTCAGGAAGCACTGATGCAGGCCCTGAAGGCAAGAATCATTCAGGCCAAGAAAGAGGAGGCAGCGTAAAAATATGGATTTTAAGCGAGAGGCCATTGATAAGCTGAAAAGCTATGATGCGAAACAGCAAAGTCTGCAGCGTACAACTGAGGAGATCCTGCGGCTGGAGGAGGAGATGGTGAGTCTGCAGGGCGCATCTTCAGACAGCACGCCGGTCTCCGGAGGCGGCAGCACGCAGGACGAAGCCTTGGTAAATAACATCGCCCTGCGGGCCGAGCTGGCAAAGGCCCGGACTGCTACAAAGCAGTGGCTGGACACTGTTGACGCCGCACTGTCGATTCTGAATGATGAGGAGTTCCGGATCCTCGACAAAATGTTCATCCACCCGAGGAAAGGTCAGGTGGAGCAGCTGTGTGGGGAGCTTCATATTGAGAAATCTGCACTTTATACGAAACGGAATGCCGCGCTGCGCCGGTTCACTCTGGCGCTGTATGGGGTGACCGAGCTGTAAAGTGCGGAAAAAATGCGGAACATTTTTTCGAAAACCCGTGGTATCATGATATCGTGGATTTTGTGAGGGACGGGATCCACACGCAGGGGCATTCGGAATGATCAGCCAGGCAATTCTCTTCTTTCCTATATGAGGGCCGTTACGAGCGTGTAACGGCCCTCCTCCTTTTGTCCCTGACTATGAATTACTGAGAGGTGGTGGCGCGTGGCACTGAATGAAAGGCAGAAGCGTTTCGTAGCAGAATACCTCATCGACCTCAATGCTACGGCGGCTGCCAAGCGCGCTGAATATAGCGAAAGAACGGCCTACAGCATGGGCCAACGGCTGTTGAAGAATGTTGAGATTCAGGAGGCCATTCAAAAGGCCATCGAAAAACGGGCGCGCCGGACGGAAATCACGCAGGATAAGGTGCTGAATGAGCTGGCTGCCATCGCCTTTTCCAACGGCTCCGACTTCGCCCGCGTAGTTGTGAGGGAAGTTCCCGAGGATTGCTGGGACCCCGTCGATGGCAGATACCGTCCGGTGCCGAAGCTGGTACAGATGGTACAGCTGGCGAACACGGACGACCTTTCTGCCGATCAGAGGGCTGCGATCTCCCACATCAAGGAGGGCAAGTTCGGCATCGAGGTAGGCAGCTACGACAAGATCCGGGCTCTGGAGCTTCTGGGTAAGCACCTGGGCCTGTTTGAGACCAAGGGCGGGTCTGGTGCTCCTAAGGAGAACAACCTGCTCCAGGCCATCGAGGAGAGCATGCGGGAGGACATTGATACTGATGATTTACCAGAAGTTCAGTAAGCGCCAACTGCTGGCCATGTCCTGGTGGTCCCGGCCGCGGTTTAAGAACCGGGATGCTATCATCTGTGATGGCTCCGTCCGATCCGGCAAGACTGTCTGCATGGCGGACGGCTTCCTGCTGTGGTCCATGCGTACTTTCAATGGCCAGAACTTCGCTATCTGCGGCAAGACTGTGGAAAGCCTTCGCCGCAATGTCATCCTGAACCTGCCGGACTGGGTCGGCGGTGTCCTGGATATTCAGGAGCGCCGATCGGAGAACAAGCTCATCGTGTCTGATGGAGAAGGGCACGAGAATACGTATTTCCTCTTCGGCGGCCGGGACGAGTCTTCCTACATGCTGATCCAGGGCATTACCCTCGCCGGCG